ACTTTTCGTAGGGTCGGGCAGTGTTTTGGGCCTATGGTATTAAGATTAAATCTAAACAAGCCGTAAAAACATGAGAAAGTTACCGGACAAAGTCAAAGAGCAACGCGGAACGCTTAAAAAAAGCCGCGTCAATCCGGGCCAACCAATCGCCCGACAAATAACAACAATTCCAACTCCGCCTCCATCGCTACCGGAATCAGCGCATCGTATTTGGTACGATCAATGTACTAATCTTTGCGAGATGGGAATTTTAACCGCCGCCGATCTTGCATTAATAGAATCCTTTTGCGTCGAAAAAATGAAGTACGACCGAGCGACTGAGTTCTTGGAAACAAGCGGACTTAAAAAGCCGGGAGATATGCTCGACTCCACCAATAAGGGAAATACTAAGATGGTATCTTTGTATATAAAGATCCAGGATCAAGCGTTGGCAAACATGATTAAAATAAGTAGCCGGTTTGGGTTTGATCCGGTCAGCCGTACAAGTATTGGAGCGTCGGAAGTTAAGAACGATCCGTTAAGCGATTTGATATGAAAGCACAGGAGGCGCGCAAATTAGTAGATGACTTTATTTCCGAAGGACTCAATCCGGAATCGGTGTTTAGTTCTTGGGCGCGCAAATTAGTAGCTCAACACGTAGCAGACCTGGAAGCAGCAAAGGAGAAAGATTATCCGTACTACTTTGACGAGGCCGCCGCGATGCACATTTTACAGTTCTTTGAGCATATCCAATTTTCAGAGGGCAATTTTCGCGGGAAGCCTTTTGATCTTCACGGATGGCAGGCATTTACTTTGTGGTGCGTATATGGATGGAAGGTAAAAAGTAACGACTGGCGCCGATATTTCAAAGTATATATCAAAATCGCCCGAAAAAACGGCAAAACCGAGTTTTTATCCGGAATAGGCATCTACGGGCATCGCTTCGATAAATACGAACGCGACGCCCAAGTATATTGGTTTGCGACTGCCAAAAAACAAGCTACTATCGGATTTAGAAAACAGCAAGCGATGACGCGCCTATTGTGCGCAAAGTCCCCAACGTATTCGAGTAAGGTTCGGGTCTATACCCACTCAATCTCCGACCGCGACGCAAATGGATTTACCTCGTATTTGGGTAGGGACAGCAAGAGCGAGGACGGAACAAATCCTTTTTACGGCATTTGCGACGAGTACCACGCCCACCCAAATAACGACATGATGGACGTAATAGAATCGGGAATGGGCTCCCGCAAAAGTCCTTTAATTTGGGTAATTACAACAGCGGGCAAAAATCCGGACGGAGTTTGCGCAACTTTTGAAAAAACCTGTAAACAGATCTTAGACGGCGTTATACCAAATCCAGGTATTTTCCCTTTAATATTCGATATTGACCAAGATGACGACTGGCAGGACGAGCGGATTTGGAAAAAGGCAAATCCTTCACTTGGTGTATCCATCTCTTATGACTACCTGCGCCGCGAACTATCAAAAGCACTCACAGAGGGAACGACCGCAAAAAACAACTTCCTAACCAAAAATCTAAATGTTTGGGTAACGTCGTTAGATAATTGGATTGATGACGCCGACTGGATGCAGGGCGCCGAAATTGTAACGGAGGCGGAAATGGTTGGCCGCTCTTGCGTTGGTGGCCTTGACTTAGCATCCACCTCAGATACTTGTTCCCTTATTTGGTTATTTCCACCGGAATCGGAAAGAGAGAAAATAAAGATATTGTTTCGATGTTGGGTTCCCGAAGATGAAGCGATAAAGGTTACTAAATTACGCGGATTCCCTTACCTAAAATGGATTGAAGCCGGCGAACTAACCGCAACGCCGGGCAACGTCACCGACTACGACTACATTTTAAAACAAATTGACGACGACGCGCAAAAGTTTAAAATCCATTCCATCGCATACGACCGATACGGCGCCGGCCAAGTTTCCAAACGCCTAACAGACTCCGGGATAACTGTTTCTCCTTTTGGTCAGGGCTTTTTGTCGATGTCGGCTCCCACAAAGGAATTGGAGCGATTAATTAAAGGCGGACAGGTCCAACACGGCGGCAACCAGGTACTACGATGGATGGCATCTAACGCAGTGGTTCAACGCGATCCATCCGACAATATCAAAGTCGTAAAAGATAAGGCATTTGGTAAAGTGGATGGAATTGTTGCGCTCGTTATGGCGTTAGGGCAATGGGTGACTTTTAAAGACGAAATAAACACCAACTACAACGTATTCACGATATTATGATAAACGCAAACAAGGTTGAACTTTTAGGGCATTATGGATCAGATGAAACAATCGCGTTAAGCGCTTGGACTTCAACGAGCCGCGAATTATCAGACGAAAAACGCGAAAGAATACCGGCGCTAATCAATCAACTTTGGTCAGCAGATCCGGTCCCGCACGGCACGCCCTTCGAAAAAGGAATGGTGCACTTTTTAGTTACGGCCGACATTGCAACGCATATCCACTTTTTAAAGCATCGAATTAGTAGCATAAACGCAGAGAGCGCGCGTTACAAGGAATTGAAGGAGGATAAAGTTTTTGTTCCGGTGGATTTCAAAACCGCTCAATTGAATTATGATGAATTAGCGGATCCGGAGGTCCACGAGTTTTTTGTTAAGCAGCCACACGAACCGTACAACTGGGGCAGCGCTTTATCGTTATTCAGCAACCTATCAAATGCGCTTTACCACGAAGCGGTTAAACAGCTAACGCCGCAACTTGGCAGGAAGCGCGCCAAAGAGTCGGCAAGGTATTTTAAATTGTATAACTCGCAGATAACCTTTGACGTAATGTTTAACCTTCGCTCCTTCCATAATTTTTACACCCAAAGAGCAGACAAACACGCCCAAATAGAAGTGCGCAAAATTGCCCTACAAATGATGGAATTGATTAAAACCATTGAAGGCCAACCTTTTAAACACACCTTAAAAGCGTGGGGCGTTTAGTCGAAGCCCGTGAATTTAAAAAGCAGTACGATGACGCCTGTATGAATGAGCCATACAAGGCGCGGCATTTAATTTATAATGAATTAGAGCAGGCATTTTTTGCGAAAAAAGGGCGTAAAAAATACAAGAATTACGGGGTTTTCAGGAAATGCCTTTCTATTATGCGAAAAAACGAACGAAAAAAGATCAAACGCCTATAATGTTACCCAAAAAAGGCGGTAAAACGTGCAATATCCTACCATATTTGCACAAATGGCAATATTTGACCAATTCAAGGCCTTAATCGGGTCAAAACCGGAGCAGCGCTCGACGTTGTCGAATCCTTCCAGCTGGTTTATAGAATGGCTTAATGGCGGGCCGTCGGTTGCCGGTCAAAAGGTTAATCCGGAAACAGCACTAAAAGTATCCACTGTTTACGCTTGTGTTAGCTTACTTTCTCGCACTATTGCGAGCCTTCAATTAGGATTTTACAGGAAATTAGAGGACGGCTCCGAAGAAATTACAGGAACTCCGGAACAGTACGCTGTATGTATTGAGCCTAACGACCGGATGACGTCCTATACTTGGCGGAGTACGTTTATGCTCCATTTGATGATGAGAGGCAACGCGTATGCCAAATTGAAGTTTGACCGTACCGGCCGCGTTTCCGGATTTCAAATACTCCATCCGGATTTTGTCGAACCGTACCTTTACAAAGGAAAGATATTTTACAAGAACACAAACGAGGGAGCAAGCGAAACGCTTGACTCCGGCGAGGTTCTCCACATTCGTAACTTTTCCGATGATGGCATTGAAGGTAAAAGCCCGCTCACCTATGCGCGTGAATCCGTTGGAATGGCACTGGCTGCAAATGACTATGCCGCGGCGATGTACGAAAATGGCGGCGGCCTTCGTGGTATTGTAGAAACTCCTATACCGCTCGATCAAAAGCAGGCCGACTTTATGCGCGAAAATTTCCTTCGTGTGATGCGCAATTACAAAGAAACGGGTTCAATCGGCGTCTTAGATCGTGGCGCTAAATTTCAACAAATTGCACTCAGTCCAAAGGACGCTCAATTCATCGAGTCGTCAAATATGACCGTTCGCGAAATTGCACGTTTTTTTGGAGTTCCGCTCCACTTAATTGGCGACCTTGAGCGCGCCACTTTTGGCAACATCGAACATCAGTCAATCGAGTTCGTAACGCATACAATACGCCCAATCGTCAAGAATTTTGAGGACGAATTGAACCGCCGCGTTATTCGCAAATCAGATCGAGCTAACTATTTTTTTCGATTCAACCTCGATTCCTTGCTAAGGGGTGACACCCAAGCGCGTGCGCAATATTACTCCCAAATGCTAAACGCTGGCGTTATGAGCTTGGATGAGGTTCGACGCCTTGAAAATATGAATCCGATCGCCGACGGGCTTGGCAAAAAGCATTATATCCAGGTTAATATGACCACTCTTGAAAATTTACAAGCGCCTAACAATGACCAACAACAGTAGAACAATAAACGAGGCAGAGGTTCGCCTCGCAAATATTGGAGCGCTCCAAAAGCGGGCAGAGAATGACAGCTCAATGAGAATTGGCGGCACGGCTGCAATATTTGATACTTATACTTCAATGGGTTGGTACTTGGAAAGGGTAAACCGTTCGTTTTTTGATGGAATGGACACGACCAAAACCGCCGCCCTAAAAAACCACGATTCAAATTTAGTACTTGGCAGAACTGCAAACAACACACTCCGATTAACAGTCGATGACAAGGGGCTGCAGTATGAGGTTGATTTACCGGATACGCAAATAGGCCGAGATACGTATGAGGAGGTAAAGCGCGGGGATATATTCCAAAGCTCATTCCAATTTACTGTAAAAGACGAGAATTGGAGCGAATTGGATCCGGATGAACTACGCGGCAAAATTCCGGACGAGTGGATCGACCGCGCAATCTATGGAGGCAAAGTACAAGTTAGGGAACTCCTAAAAGGCGGCACGCTTTACGACGTTGCTCCGGTTACATTCCCAGCTTACCAAGATACAACAGTTGCCAAGCGCTCATTTGAGGGCGCAAAAAAAGTAGAAACTCCAAAAAACCAAAACATAAACATCCGGTTAGCAATTGCAAAGGCAAACGCGGCCGCTTTTTTAAATTCAATTACTTTTTAAAGATGACCTTAGAACAAATCCAAGATCTAAAAAAGCGGCATGACAACGCAGTAGCCGCAATGAGGGACGCCGCCACCGCTTTAAGTGTGGAAGGGCTTACCGATGTCCGCAAATCCGAATTAGAGGCAACCTTTGACAAGGCTGAGAAGGAGCAGGAACAAGCTTACCAATCCTTTCAGCGCAGCCAAAAAGCGTTTGAAGCTGAAAAACGATCAGCGGAGTTATTTTATGAGAACGAGGAGAGAGGAGGTCGCGCAAATGATAAGCGCAATCCTGAGGAAGTAAGCGCCGACTTTAACGCCGTATTCCGCAAGTACATGATTCAAGGTGAGGCGCGCATGACAGACGCCGAACGTTCTATCTTGGAAAAGCGTGGAACCAACACGCTAATCGCTGGAACCAACTCTTTGGGCGGTTTTACCGTTCCCGTTAGCCTTGCAAATCAGATCATTGAGTCAATGAAGGCGTACGGCGGCGTTTTGGAAGTTGCAAATTTGCTTTTGACCGACTCCGGGAATACCCTAAATTTCCCAACTAACAACGACACCAGCGCCAAAGCGGTACTTGTTGCCGAAGGTAGCGCCGCGACTGTACAGGACACGACCTTCGCACAGGTTGCCGTTGGTGCGTACACTTATCGCGATCTTATCAAGCTTTCCAAAGAGCTTATCCAAGATAGCGCATTTGACATTGAGGCGTATGTCGCTAACTTGATGGGTACGCGTTTTGGCCGTGCTGCAAACGAAAGCTGTACAACTGGTACAGGGTCCTCCCAGCCACAAGGCGTTGTAACGGGTTCTACTTTGGGTAAAACCGCCGCGTCCGCTACTGCAATCACATTTGCCGAAATTCTCGACTTGGTACACAGCGTAGATCCGGAATACCGTCGGAATGGTCGCTTTATGATGCACGACAATGTACTTGCGTACATTAAGAAGCTATCAATCGGAGCATCTGACGCGCGTCCTTTGTGGCAGCCTTCCTTCATCGTGGGCGAACCTGCTACAATCGACGGATTCCAATACGTCATCAACCAGGATATGGACAGCACAATCAACACCGCTTCCAAGTTGATCCTGTTCGGTGATTTCAGCAAGTACTTGGTTCGTCAATCTCGCGCGCTTGAGATTTTGCGGAACGAATACCTTTACATGGGTACTGGCGAAATTGGATTGTTTGGCTTCGCTCGTTGGGACGCAAAGCTACTCGACACAGCAGCAGTTAAGCACTTAATCACCGCTTAGTTATGACAATTCGCGTTTTAGATAGTTTGGTTGGCCATGATGAGGACGGTAACTTTGGATACGGTAAAGGCATCCATAAAGACGTACCTGAGTCACGCGCCAAGCGGTTAATCAAAGATGGCTTGGCAGTTATTGCCGAAGTCCTAATTGAAGCAGCCACAGACGCAATCGTAAAAAAAGCAACAAAGCGATAAAATGAAATATTTGCCGTCCGCAATAGAGCTAACTTACTCTTCCTCCTTGCCCGTTTCCGTTGATGAGGCTAAAACGCATTTACGCGTTACGGGGAGCGCTGAGGATACTATCATAGAAGCCTATTTGCGGGCGGCAATTCGTTTTGTCGAACAGTACTGCCAAATGTCGCTTTTGGGCGCGACCGTTGTGGAAACTTACCGAAGCTTTCCGGACGACGACCAACCATTCAATTTGACATACGCGCCATTTAGCGCGCTCACGTCGATTGGCTATTCTATTAGCACAAATCCGGCGACGTTTACCAATTTGGCATCGAGTGAATATGTAATTGAGAAGCACACACAAAGTCAAAGGGGAGTAGTCGTTCCGGTAGATGGATGGAACGCAACCGCAGAGCCATTCCAGGTAAAGGTCACATACTCGACTGGATATGCAAACGCGGCGGCGGTTCCTGCCAATTTAAAGATTGCAGTATTTTTGATCTTAGCGGACATTTACGAAAATCGCACCGATTCACCGTCGGACGCTGTTGTTCGCGCCTCAGAGCGCTTTATGTCACCCTATACTCGTTTTGTGATATGATGCGCAACAAAAAGGAAACGATAGGCAAATTAGACCGGCAAGTTACAATCCAACGGCGCGCGCTTGTTGAAAATGCAACCGGCGAACGCGTGGAAACGTGGTCTAACTTGCTAACTGTTTGGGCGGCTGTTATGTACCCAAAAAGCGGAGTTCGCGAAGATGTAACAGAAGGCGCGGTTTATGCAACCAACCGGGCAAACTTCGAGATTCGTAAAACGGATGTGACGGTTATTGATCGGATTGTGTATAATGGCGATAACTGGGACATAATTCGTATATCGGAGCAAGGTAGAAACGATCGTTTAATGCTTGAAACGCAGGTGACAGAATGAACGAACAATTAGCAAAGGAAGTCGAGGAGCTGTTAAAAGAATTTAGGCAGATAGCGCGCAACGCCAAGCGCGGGACAAGCGCTATTCTAACCAAGTCAGCGAAGCCGGTAGTAGCCGCTCTTTACCGGGCAGCGCCGCACGGCCGCAAAGTCCATAAACGGTACAGCACTGCAAAGCTCGTTAAGAGTATACGAGCACCAAAGGGTCGCGGCAATGTAGTAGCGACTTATTACCCGGGCAACCTCGCTGCATCGTTTGACGTGTTACGGTTTA